GCTGAAGGTGTCCACCTCCTGCCAGGTGTAGCTGGAGAGCGGGATCTCCTTGCCGGGGACGTACTCGGCGTCCGAGAGCTTGCCTGTGATCTTCTTCTGCTTGAGCGTCTCGCCCGGCATGGCCATGATGGGCTCGCAGGTGGAGAGCATCTTGGCCAGCTTCGCGATGGACTGCGCGAAGGTGTTCGCCAGGTCGATGTCGCGGGCGCGCGCAAGCGTCTTGATGTCGGTTACCGCCATGTTGGTCCTTTCGTCAGAAGAGGTCGATGTTGGCGGCGATTGCCGCCTTTCGTTCCTTGGCATCCTTTATGGAGAGGATGTCCTTCTTGGAGGGCTTGCCGGGCTTGTCGCGCCTGCCCGCCTCGGGGGCCGTCGGCGCCCCGCCCTTCGGCTTCATGGCCGCCGCGAGGGCGTTCGCCTGCTCGGTCAGCGCGTCCTCGTCCGACCCGTTGAGCATCGCCACGGTCGCGCGGTCGAGGCCGGTCGCCTTGGCCACGGAGTCCACGAGCGCGGAGCGCGCGGCGCTCGCCTTGAGGGCGGCGTTCTCGCTCTCCAACGCTCCCAGGCGCTCCTCGACGGTCGGGTCGGCCTTGGGCGCGGCGGACTTGAGCTCGTTGAGCTCCTTGAGGTTCGCCTTCGAGCGGGTCTCCCACCTGCGGGAGGACTTCAGCGCCTTCTCGTACAGCGCCTTGTAGTCGGGCTCTTCCCCGTCGGCGACGTCCTGCGTCTGGTCGTCCAGCTCTGTCTCGTCAGGCTCGGTCTCTTTGGCCATGCCCCCTCCATTCCCGCCCCGTGCGGGGCGCGTCCTGCCCCGTGCGGGGCGATTTTCGGCATGAAAAAAGCCACCCGTGCGGATGGCTTGAATCAACTGTGGTCGGGGCGGCGGGACTCGAACCCGCACGGAATTCTCCACGTGCTCCTGAGGCACGCGCGTCTGCCCTTCCGCCACACCCCGCTTTGTGCTACAGTGTCCCTGAGGCGATTCCTACCGGGGGACAGTCCACCGGTGTCTGGGCGCCTCTTTTTTTATGCAAGCTACCTTCCTGGCAACCGGGTCGACCACAAGCACCTCGTTTATCTCATAGTCGCCCGTGTTCAAGACCTTTCTCGCCACTCTCTCAATCTCGCCGAAACTTGCCGAGTTCTCAGCATTGGATAGCAGCAGCTTGTCGGTGCCCTTGCCAAGGGCCTTGTAAAACTGCTTCCTCACCGTGTGCTCTCCTTGCAGCGACTCACCGTCGGCGTCAGACCAGCCCTCTGGGATTTTAAATTCCCATACGATGCCGTTCAGGCGGGCGTCCGCCGTCTTGACGCCGGTCTTGTTGACCTCACGCATGAACTCGACGTTCCAGCCGTTGCCAGCCAGAAAGCCCGCGACGGCCTCCTCTTTTTTCAGAGGGTGCGCGCCGCGTTCGCGCGTCACCGAGCAAGTCGCGCCGGTTGTCATCCATGCGGCGTCCAGCCGCTGCAAGTACTCCCTCAGCGCGGCCGAGTCCTTCGAGCTCGCGAACTGCAGGCCCGTGACTTGCTCGATCTGCCCGATCCTGTCGCGCAGCCCCGCGGGGCTGAACCCCTCCACTATCTCGGCGTCTGGGTCGGCCTCGAACCCCGGCACCACCTTGCAGTCGCACCTGCGGTGGAAGTGCCGGAACTCGCCTGCTGTCTTGCGCGTGTGGTAGACCGCGCCGCGGCTCGCGAGCATGAGGCAGAACGCGCAGGTTTCCAGGCCCGTCGGAACGCGGGCGAACCTCGCGCCCTTGTCCTTGTCGCGCCCGACGTTGGCGACGATCGTCTCGTTCAGGCTGCGGAAGGCGTCGTTCCTGGCGAACTCGCCGCACGCCCTCGCGAAGTCGGCGTCGCCGCCCTTCACGAGCTTCTTCGCCTGGTACCTCGCCACGGAGTCGACCGACTCGGGCCTGTAGGTCGTCATGGTGACGGCCTGCCGCAGCCTGGCGCCGCCCCGCTCGGCGAGGTCGTCGTACCACTGCGCCGCGAACTCCGCCGCGACGTCGTCGTAGCCCTGGACGAAGCCCTCCATGATGACCTTCGCGGCCTCGCGCTTCTCGGCCACGGTCGCGCCCGGGTTGGCGCGGCACCAGGCGAGGACGGCGGCCTCCACGTCGGACGCTGCCCCGTCCCCGACCCTCGCGGCGGCGGCGTTGTACGCCCTGAACTCCTCCGCGCTAATCATCGGCGGCGGTCTCGGGCGCCTGGGCCACGCCGGCCATCAGGTCGAGCGCCGCGGAGCGCGTCACGTTGCGGCGGATCTCGGAGGTCACGTTGCGCACCTCGTCGTCGAGGCCGTGGAGGCGCCAGAAGGTCGGGGTGCCGGCGAAGCCGTCGACGACGGACGCGAGCTTGATGGAGCTGTCCGTCTGCTGGGCGAGGGTTGGCATGGCCGGGTTCAGGAAGTGCACCGAGACGGCGCAGGCCGCCTCCGCCTCGGCGTAGGTCACGCCGAGCTCCGTGGCCAGGGCCGCCGTCGCCGTGCTCGCCAGGGCCGACTTGGCCTCGCGGATGAAGCTCTTGCACTTCAGGATGAGCGGCTCGTTCTCGGCGTAGATGGCCTCGGCGCTGCTCGGGTTGTCGCTCATGATCCCGAACTGCCCCACGTGGATCCCCGTGGCGGCGCTCATGCGCTTGCAGAGGTTGGCGAAGTGCTCGGTCATGGGCTGCATGGACGGCTGTGCGAGCTGTCCGAACTGCGGCACGCCGCCCTCGGAGTTCATGGACACCTCGAAGATGGAGCCGATGAAGGCGCTCCACTTGCTGGTCTGCGCGAAGGCGTCGCCGTCGGTGCCGAGGAGGTACTTCTGCGTGCTCGCCGCGAAGGCGGCCGCGACCTCCTCGTTGACGTTGGCGCGCACGGCGCAGTCGATGAGCCAGCGCACCTCGGGCGATATGCGCGACACGCCGAACGGGCGGTCGTCGTCCGGGTTGTGCGGCATGACGAACATCGGCACCACGCCCAGGCCGTGCTCCACGTACTCGGCGGCCCACTCGCCCCTGCGCACCTCGCGGATGCGAATCATGCAGTCGGGCAACATCACGTTGACCCAGTCGGGGCGGTTCGTCGGCCTGCCGTGGTCGCGGGCGAAGCGCACCACGAACATTCCCGACTCGAGGCGCTCGTGGACGTCGTCCCAGATGCCCGTGGCGAGCGTCGGCGGGTAGACGCTGATGCGGGCGTGCCCCTCCTCGTCCGAGGTCACCACCCACATGCCGAAGCAGTACTTGAGCGCGGAGGTCACCGCCTTGCCCACGCGCGGCTCCAGCGAGTTGCGGCGCGCCACGGCCCTCAGCACGCCCTCGAAGTCGGTGTCGTCCGGAGCGGAGAAGCCGTCGAAGGCGATGTGGTCGCGCATGACCTCGACGCACTTGTAGCCCCACCCGCAGGCGACCTCCAGGTCCTTGAGCGAGTCGGGCACGGAGATGCCGAGGTCCTTGAGCATGTTGTGGGCCTCGTAGTAGTCGCAGCGCAGCAGGTTGCCACGGTAGTGCGACTGCCAGTTGTGCAGCAGGCAGCGCACCGCCTCCCGATGCTCGTCGGACAGGCCGTCTGCTGACGCGACGGCGTAGGGTATCGACACGGCCATCAGCTGACCCTCGCCTTCCTCGTCGGGTTCCTCTTTGAGTTCTGGAGGGCGAGCAGCGCAAGGCCGCACGCCTCTATGGGCGCCGAGTCGTCGCCGCCGAAGCCCCACCCGCCCGCGCTGCCTATCTCGCGCTTCGTGGACGTTGCCGCGGACAGGTCGAGCGCCTCGTTGTCGACGTGCATGACGTCCTTGGTGCGGGCAGCCTCGAGAATCAGGTTCGCCGCCGTGATCGCCTCGTCTGTGGACGGGCGCATCACGTAGCCGCTCGGCATCCCCAGCGCCTCCAGCGCGTCGCACAGCGCGCCGGCGGCGGAGCGCCCGTCGACGCACACGCTCTTCGCGCGGGTCGGCCGCGCGGCAAGCCACGAGACGAGCCAGTCGGTGCCTTCCGCCGTCCTCCTGCAGAAGGGCAGCGAGAGCAGGACCCGCTCGCCCGGCCTGTGCAGGGTCGCCACGGCGAGGGCGACATAGGACCCGTCCGCGCTGAACTTCACGCCGTACGCGACCGCCTTGTGGCTGCCGGTGTATTCGATTCGGTGCGGGATGCGGGACTCGGCCCACAGCGCCGCGCCGATGAGCGGCGGCACGCACTGCTCGGAGGCGGGCGGCCAATAGCCCAGGTACTCCTGCGCGGCGGCGAGCTCGTCCATGTCCTTCATGCCCGTGGCGATGGCGCGCGCGTCGGCGTGGAAGCCCAGCGAGGGCATGACCTTCTCCCAGCGCCTCACGTCCCAGATGTCGCCGACCTCGTCGACTCCGTACTCGAGCCACAGCAGGTCTTGGGCCTGCCCACCGCCCTCCCACGCCTGGGCGCGGACGTTGGCGAAGACCTCGGCGTCGCTGCCGGCGCGCTTGGGCGTGCCCGCGTAGATCAGCTGCAGGTTGTGCTTGTCGCCCGAGGTCGTCGTGGGGTTGATGACCTGGGTGTGGACGCCCGTCAGCTCCTGGGCCTCGTCGTAGACCACCACGTCGAACGAGAAGCCCAGGCGCGAGGTCTTCGTGCGCGTCGAGAACTGGATGACACCGCCGGAGCGGAACCGCATCCACTCCTGGCCCGTCTGCGAGCACACCTCCACGAGCTCGCGGCGCCATCGCGCGACGCCGCGCGAGAGGTCCCCCACGCGCGCGCCGAAGATGTCGCGGAAGCGCGAGAGCATCTCGAGCGTGGTCGAGTAGTTGTGGTCGGTCCAGAGCACCTTGTAGCCCGCCACCGCGGCGAGCACCGCCACCCACACGACGAGGAGCGCCGACTTGCCCTGCTGGCGCTCCACCGACATGCCGACGCGCGGGTGCACCCACTTGCGGTCGGGGCCGACGGCGCCCATGTCGCGCACGAGGTCGGCCTGCCAGTCAAGGAGCTCGTAGCCCATCGACGGGGCGCACGCCAGGGCGACGTCGCCGACCGTGTCGTCGTACTCGTTGCGGCGGTACAGCCTCGGCTCAGCCGAGTTTCCTGGCGATGAGGGCCGCGAGGTCACCGACAACGTCATCGCCGCCCCCGTCCTCCGCCTCCATCCTCGCTATCGCCTCCACCGTGTCGCGGTACTCCTTCGCAAGGCGTGCGGCAGATGTCGGCTCTGAGTCGCGCAGCTGCCTCTCGAGCAAGTCGCGCACCCACTTGAGCCGCGAGAGGGTGTCCTGCGGCTCGCCGGCGGCCTCGAAGGCGAGTCCATTCCCGCCGTCGGGAGTGGACCGCTTTGTGGACTCGCGGGCACGCACGTCCGAGGGCAGCTCGCCGGCCTCCTTCATCTCCTTGATGACCCTGCAGACGCCCGACTTCGAGCGGCCGAGCTTTTCCGCTATCACCGCAGGCCCGAGGGCCGGGTACGCGTTTTTGACGAAGGCCCGGTCTTCCGCCGAGAACAGCGTGCGGGACGCCTTTGCCGAACGCTCCACGGCCGCTCCAATCGCCATTGGGAATGGACCCGTTTTTCCGCCTCCGCAAAAAAGGCGCTATGCCCGGGGGAGCGCCTCCCGGGGCGGGGGGAGGGCATGCCCCCACCCCCGAGCGTCAGAACTCGCCCGGGTCCTCGGTCGTAAGGTCGCAGGCCCGAGGCGCGAACCTGCCTTTGTCTGTCGGGCCGCCCGCAACGTTGCGCGACGTCGGCACGTCCCTGTTCCCGCGGCGCTCGTTGCAGATGCGGTGCGCCGGCGCGACGTTGGCGCGGTCGAGCGGTGAGCCGCCGCGCGAGACGGGGACGATCTCGTCCACCTCGAAGCTCAGCGGGTGCCCTGCCGGCAGGCTGTAGTCGATGGCCCGCCCGCAGATGTGGCACGGCGCCCCCTGCGCCTTGAGCCACGCGCGCAGCTGCCTGCGGGCGTGCCCGTTGGCATAGCGAGGGTTCGTCACATCCCGCCCGAGTCCATCGGGCTGCGCTCGTTGCGCATGCACTCCCGCATGCCGCGCCACCTGCCGCGCCTGCCCCGGCGGTTGCGGCGGCGCCTCTGCGGGCGCGGGCCGCACGTCACCCCCAGGGCGCGCCTGAAGGCGGCGGCCACCTGGGTGTCGTGCCTCGTCGAGATCTCGACCATCTGCTCGCGCGTGACCATGCGGCCCCCTTAGACGACAAAGGCCGCCCCGAGGGACGGCCCAGAAACGCAAGAGGCCCGCCAATCCTCGCGACTGGCGGGCCTCCGTTGATTAGACACACTGATAAAAACCATAGCGACTTTTACCAGGCGGTGTGACATTTTGCAAGCGGCGCGTGTGAAGGATGCGTGAAGCGCCTGGTTGCAGCATGTCCCGTCATCCCTGAGCCACGCCCTCACCCATGGCCGCCCTGGCCAGGCCGACGAGGTCGACCCAGTCGAGCATGATGTCGGCCCACCGGCGCGCCGTGCGGGCGTCCACGCCCAGCGCCTCGCCCACCTGCCGCCACCCCATGAGCCGCACGTGCCTCAGCTCGAGCGCGTCGGCCTTGCGGGCGTACACCCTGCGCAGGCCCTCGATGACTCGCTCGCCCTCGCGCACGGTGCGCTCGGCCGCCTCGAGCTGCGCGCGGGCCGCCTCGTCGGACTCGAAGCGCGCCTGCACGGGGTCGCCGCAGCCGGTCGAGCGGCCCTTCGAGCCGCCCGAGGGCCCGTACT